TGGGAGTTTTCCGATTGATTCATAACAACACTTTTAGCCCTATCTAGAACATTGCTGATTGGCTTAAACGTATCACGAAAGATTTTACCAGAACGAAACTGAGAGAAGTCTAGTTCTTCGCCTTGACCGAGCTTATAGTTGTTATACTCGCCTGCTGCGAGAGACTTGATCACTTTACCATTTTTCTTAATGTTCACTTTCGCGGATGTCTGACCTAAAGTGTCATCAATGTCCCACACATTCAATGTGCGAACTTCATTCTTATGCTTTTTCTGATATTCACTATATTTCATTTGGACCAATTCTTTGTGGCGTTGAAGTTTGCTTGTGAGAATTCCAATCGATCTACAAGTTTAACTGCATTACCGATCTTATCGATAGCAACAAATCCTTCAGGTGCTGTTACTTTAAGTCCAGTGGAATCTGTTCTGAGATATGTTCCAACAGAATCTTGGACTTGTTGTAGTTTTCTCACAATCATATTTTTAGCACGAACCAGGAGATTTTGCAAGTCAAAAATCTTCTTTAGCTCATTTTTATTTGACTTGTAGAATTCCATTACCACTTTCTTTTCCATTTCACGTTTCTGCTTCGTGTCAGCTTTCTTTGCTTCCAGAATAGACTTGTTCAGCTTCTCTTCAATGGAAGCAATAAGTCCAGCCACATGCTGCGAGGTATTTGTAATCTCTTTTCCTTCGCGCACTTTGGAATTATTCCATGCTTTGATTGCAATCTTGTAGGTATCGTTTGTCGCAATTGTGTTTAAAGTACGTGCAGATATTGTTCGGAACAATGATCCGGCTTGTGACAGAGTAGAGTTAAGAGTATCTGTTTCTTGTTTTGTGAATGTCGCTGTGCCGGTTGCATCAACAAATGATGCATCACGATACCAAACATTCATAGAGGTTTTAAACTTACTGATATCAGCGCCAAACGATGCTTCCATATCTGCCATTGTTCTTCCGACATATGTTGTATGCCACACAATACCCATCTTGGATCTTGTTATTGATCTTGCAAGATCAGATTCGGCTGGTACTGCATAGACTATTGTGTTTGGTTGAAAGGTAACATATGACTTGCCGTCTATTGTTTCAGTCTTCAGATCTGCTGAGGTAAACATCATATCGCCTTGTATTACGCCATTGATGCCTAGTTCAGGCAAATATCTAAGAGCAACTTTCAGCTTGGCTTTCAGTCCTTCGCCAGGATGATTTTTATCAATATCAGCATTTGTATAGTTGAGCTTTGCATTTTGAGCAAACACACCTTTGGTACCAACAAAGAACTTGCCGTTCTCTGGATTGATACCAGCAAAGATAGCGGGTGCGCCATCCCATTTAGTTGTTAAGTTGACAGTTCTACCAGTAGCATGACCAGCGAGCATATCACGAAGAGACTGTAGAAAGGATATTGCCCCTCTTGTGCCAGAAACTCCTCCATTGAGTACTTCGTCCTCCAAGTGTTCTAAGTGAAGGTTCTTACCTTCTTTTGATTCTGTTAGATAGTCTTGATAATTGATCATTACACTTCCACTATTACTGCGCTTTTCGGGACACTATCTGTTATGACAATACGACCTGCGCTATCACCTCTTGACGGTGATTTTCCATATATCTTTGGAATACCACCCTGTTCAGCATCAGGATCAAAAGTCTGATCTTCTCTTCTTGCTCTCAACCTGAAATACAGATCGTGAGTTTTGGCATATGTGCTAGATTCTGTTAGTGTGCCGTTCAGAGTTAGAATATTAGTTTTCTCATCATATTTTGCTCTGACATCCATAGGCCCAATATACATGTAATCAATCGGACCTCCCATGGCTTTTGTACCAACGACAATCTTTTCTTTGTTATTTCTTGAAATTTTACCATAAACGTCTGGCACTTTGTCGCCAGCTTCTAGACCCATGGCTAAAAGCTTTTTGTGAGCGGCTTTCATAAACTTACCGGCAATGCCAGGTATAATAGCTTCCAAACCCCTCATACCACCACCGGCCAAAGAAGGAGCTGCTTCGCCTTTCAATGATAAGTTTATATCTTTCTTGTTCTTAGTGGAAAAAACAACGTCAGTATATGGTTCGGAACCACTCGACTGTCTACCGGTATACTTTTTAGCATGAGAGATATTATCCAACTTCGTGTTACCAGCAACAACATTTACTGATTTTTTCTTACTCTTTTTAACAGCATCATTAATAGCTTTAACTACCGCATTCTCTTGTCTTTCCGCCGACGCACCTGCCATATTATTTCTCCTTTTTACTTATTTATCTTTCTCGTCCTCAAACTCTTTCCACTTACCTAGAGGACAAGAGACAAAAGGCAGCAAAGTTTTATAATCCATGAAGCATCCACACTCCGAACACTGAGAGTTTACGCGATTAAACTTATCACATTCTCGGCAAATTGCAATTCTTTCGTCTGAAATTTTAAAGCGATTTTTAAAAAAGTTTCTCATAAGGCATCTCCAACGGGATTATATATAGCTATGTATATTATTATGGAGTATATAATGTCTGACAAAATCTATGTGCAAATTGCCGCCTACCGTGATCCAGAGCTTCTTCCTACCATCCGCGACTGTATCAAGAGAGCGGACAATCCAGAAAATCTTGTATTCGGTATTGCCTGGCAAAGATCAAAAGATGACGAGTGGGATACGTTAGAAGAATTCCACAATGATCCTCGATTTCGTATCGTTGATATAGACTATAAAGATGCTCAGGGTACATGTTGGGCAAGACACTTATTAAACGAAGCTTACGGCGGTGAAAAGTATACGCTTCAGCTGGACAGTCACCATAGATTTGTTCGCGGCTGGGATACAAAGTGTAAGAAGATGATGGACGATCTAATTGAGGCCGGTTATCCTAAGCCTCTTCTAACAGCTTATGTTGCTTCATATGATCCTGACAATGATCCAGGATCTAGAGTAAAAGAGGTATGGCGTTTAACATTTGATAGATTTACACCAGAAGGCGTTGTCTTCATGTTGCCGGCACGTGTCGAAGAAATTGATATGCACAAGCTGCCTATCCCCACACGTTTCTTCTCAGCCCATTTCATGTTTTCATTTGGAAAGTTTATTGAAGAAGTTCCATATGATCCTAATCTTTATTTCCATGGTGAAGAAAATACTATGGCCTTACGCGCGTATACGAATGGGTATGACTTATTCATACCAAACGAAATCATCTGCTGGCATGAGTATACTCGAAAGAATAGAGTTCGTCATTGGGATGAAAAAGATAATGGATGGGAAAAGAGAAATAGCGCCTCTCTAAAAAGAGCAAAACAACTGTTAGGAGTAGACGGGGATAAAGCCGACTATGATTTTGGTAAGTATGGCTTCGGCACAGTTAGAACTAAAGAACAATACGAAGACTATTCAGGCATTCGATTTGCCGACAGAGCCGTTCAGCAGTATACTCTAGATCATTATGATCCGCCCAATCCGATATATAGAAACGAAATTTCCCGACAGAGAACTTATAAGAACATGTTCAGACATTGTATCGATCTTTGGAAAGAACAAGTCAAAGAAACAGATTATGATTTCTGGGTAGTGGCTTTTAAAGATGAGGATGATCAAGATATATACAGACAAGATGCGGATAAAATTGAGATATCGAATATCATAAAAGATGCCGAAACAAAAGATGGCAGCTTTTATAACATCTGGAGATCATTCGACACAAAAAAGAGACCACACAAATGGATTGTGTGGCCTCATAGTGAGAGTAAAGGCTGGATGAGTCCTATTGAGGGTATACTGCCTAATATTTAAGACTTCATACCCGCAGTAGCACGAAGCATCCAACCGTGTTTCTTGTGAATGTCCATACGATCTTGCAGGAAGTTTGCTAGACCCAGTTCTTCATTCTTATCTGCAAGATCGTATGCCTGCTTCAAAGAATCCAGAACAATGTTATTATCATTTATTAAAATCTGAAACATTCTATCCGCTGCGGGAATAGTATCTGCTTCCTCAATTCTTGTCAACTCATCAAGTCTATTCAAAGAAGCTGGAGCGAAAGAGTTCACAGCGCGAATTTGTTCTGCAACCAAATCAACAGCATCATGCAATTCTGTATAGAGTGTTCCAAAGAATGCATGATAGTCATTGAAGTTTGGTCCAATAACATTCCAATGAAATGAATGTGTCTTGAAATACATTGTGAATGTATCTGCTAAAACAATTTTTAGTGCGTTGTGTAACTCTTCCATTTTAGTCTCCTGATTTATATCACTATTTATCTAATCACTTTTACAGTTACAGAACAAACTCCGGGACAACCAATTTTTCTAGCGGCCGCTCTAGATAGATCAAGATGACGACCCTTTATAAATGGTCCGCGATCATTAATACGAACGATCACAGATTTTCCCTTATAAGTTACTCTTAATTTTGTGCCAAACGGCAGTGTCTTGTGTGCTGCTGTGAGTGCATTTGGATTAAATTTTTCTCCGTTTGCTGTTATCTTGCTTTTGCTACATTCGCCTGGTTTAACACAGTCATACCAAGATGCGACCATAGCTTCTGCTGGACTTGTTAAAAGAAAAAGTCCGGTGATTAACGTTAGTAATACTTTCATTAGATTTCCTATCCTATGTTGATAGTAATCCTAGAATTGTCCTTTATCTTGAACAGCTTCAAAGCTTCTTTTTCTAAGACTACCATGCTGTTGTAAAATGACATTGAATATAGATTTTCAAATGTCTTCAATACAGCCGGCTCCATTTTCTGTTGGAAGTGTTGCTGGTTCATAATGTCAGATAAGTATTTAGTATAGTCCAGGAACGTGCCCTTCTTATCATACTCGCCATTCCATCTTGGCCAATAACTTGTATGTGTGTCTTCACAGATATAAGTGCCACCTTCTTTCAAGTGT